TGGGTCAAATCGTTACTTGGTCTATTGTTGATGAGACAATGCACACCGAGAATATGATTAAACTCTTTAAAGAATATGTTAAAGAAAATCCTGAAATCTGGAATGATGAACTTAAAGGAAAACTTTACAGTATTGCTGAACAAATGGTTCTACTCGAAGATAGGTTTATTGATTTGGCATTCAGCATGGGCCCTATGGTTAATTTGGACGCTGGTGACGTTAAACAGTACATCCGCTATATTGCTGATAGGCGCCTTATTTCTATGGGCCTTAAAGGAATTATGAAGGTAAAAAGAAACCCATTGCCATGGGTTGAAGAAATGATTAATGCGCCGACACATACTAATTTCTTTGAGAACCGCGCAACAGATTATGCCAAAGGTGCGTTATCCGGTACATGGGATGATGTTTGGGGCAAGGCAGCCTAAGGCAATAATAAACTGGGAGTGTTTACATGCTCTCAGTTTTGTTTTATAATGAAGAACATTGGAGTTAAATTATGATGATTAATAAAAAATTGCAAGAGATGGCCGTTGATGCAGGCTTCGCCTTTTGGGAAGATGAAGCATGGGGACCAGGACCAGGTAACATAGATTGGTCGAGCGAATATGATATGGAGCTACAAGGTCTGTATGATAGAATGCTTGAAGAAGTGTTAAAAACTATTGATGAATCAACCAAGGCACTGACTTTGACAAGCTTTGACGCAAGTTATATGGCAGGCGTAAACAAGAAACTCAAAGAAGATATTTTAACAAAATTTGGCAAATAATGAGATTGATTGACCTAATTAGGCAACTTGAAGATTTGTATTGTACCTATGATGATGAATATAAACATCACATGGGTGAACCAGAGATTATGATTGATATCTTTGGTGAAATGGATAGACCACACCAATTTCAATATAAGGGCTTTTCACCTGTTATTCATATTGACAAAACGGCTGATGGTGTGTATGATGTTATTAGAGCATTTGAAACAAAAGAGGATGAAGAATTATGGCTACAGAAGAAACACAAGTAAAACAAGAGAAAGCACAAAAGAAAATTGTGCAAATTACTACAAGCACCACAAATACTGGTCAAATTATCGTGACCGCATTGTGCAATGATGGTACAGTTTGGTATAAAATCCTAACTGGTAACGATGAATGGAAAAAAGTTGAGTCGCTATGAATCCGAATGTGGTTGTAATTGCAATCTACAATTTGTGCTTAATGGCTGGTACTGCATGGCTGGTTGCAGTATATGATTGGTCGCCATGGTGGTTTCTATTAACTCTTGGTTTACTTCTAAATCAGGTCAAAACTGATGACAAATAATTTTCTTGAAGATTTCAAGTTTGAATTTGAAGATTATGCCATTGGCGGTAAAATGATTACGGGTACATTTACCGTCACGGCTGAAATGATGGTACAAATTAGAAGTGATGCAGAGTTTGCAGAATATGTAAAAATGCAAATGGCTAATCGTCTTGCTGAGGCCATGGTTGATAATAAACTTCTTGAATTCACCATGCAGGAAGATTATACGCACCAACAAAAACATGTTCGCATCCGTGGTTTCATGACGCCGAATGACCAAGTTAAGATTCTAAGGGTTCATAAACGTTAGAGTCAGTATTCTTCTTTTTATGACGCAGTGCAGCATAAATAATTATATGTCGTAGCCAATATCGGAACGACAAACTAATCGCTTTAAAAGGATAAAAAATGACATATCAAGAACTAAATGTAAAATCAAAAGACTTCACTCTTGCAATGATTGATGCAAATAAACAGGCCGCACATGCTACCATTGAGGCAATTAAGGGCTTTGTAGGTAAAGATTTTGCTACATATACCTATGGACTAACATACGTAGCGGATGAAATAGCAAATAATGCAAGAAAAATCGTTGAAAACTTCTCGGGACTTGCTAATGCAGGAGATAAGAAGTAATACAACATACTTTCAACCAGCCGTAAGAAACGGCTGGATTATTAAATTTTCCGTCTATAAAAATACCGAAATACTCTTGATGTTTGTTTCTAAGTATACGGGACAAACAATCGTTAGATACTTTCCAGAGGAAGACACTGCGGTTAAATATATAAATATGATTATCGCAAAAGATTCAACTGTCTTGCAAGACGTTACAGAATTATAAGGACAATTTATGGCTATTACAATTAGCGGAACCACATTGACATATAATGATGGTTCGACAGACACAACAAACACACCAAATGCAACAGCCGCTTTAAGTGCGGGAGCAGTTGGAAGTTACGCAATGTTGTTTTATCCGGGCAACGCTACAACGAGGGCGGAAGGATTTACCATAGCTGGTTCCAGTCTTAGATATTCAAATACATCCGCAACACCTGGCAATACACCTGGTGGTTCATGGAGATTAATGGGTGGTTTGCCTAGCATAACCAATCCTACACCTAAAGGTACCTTTACTACTCATTCTACAACCTCAGTCTGGCTTAGATACGCTTAATTGGAGAATTTAAACATGAAAGAAATAGTTAATTTAAATTGGACAATTGAATCTGTCAGAGATTTAAAATGGGTTAATAGCGAAAAAACTTTAATAGATTGTTATGTAAAGTTTGATAAATTGAATGAAGAAGTACCTTTTACCGTAAACCCAAATGATTTTTATCAGCATTCATTAGAATTATGGGAAAAAGCAAACGCAGGTGAATATGGACCTATTGAAGAATATGTACCACCAGTAAAAAATGAATTTGAACAGTTGATGGAAAACTATAAAAATCAGTTTGATGGTGATTTCTCACTAGATAAAATCTAAGGCAAACATAAAAACCCGGCTTGACCGGGTTTTCTTTTTGGTGTATACTCACGCAATGATTTACACGAAACGGTTAGAATGGTACTATGGTCCAGTATTCAATTACTGGATGAAATGGTATTCACAAAAAAATCCTAACGATAACGACAAATACTGGCAGTATGAAGAAACCTGGTTTGTTAGTGTTCAATTATTCTCACCTTTTAAATGGTTTGGCCGTGATGAATTTTATTATGATGGCCACACCGCTAAATCAATCACAATTCTAGGCGTTAGATTCACTAAAGGGTATAGTTACCAAGCTGAAAGAATTATTTAAATTATGTTTATATTTGATGTTGAAACGTTGGGCAAACAGTCCAACTCAGTTATTTTATCGTTTGCATGTATTCATTTTAATCCTGATGATACACCAGGTCATGCAGAACTAAAGCAAAATGCATTTTTTGCTAAACTAAATGTAGCCGACCAGATTCAAAGGCTCAAACGCACCTCAGGTAAGTCCACCATTGATTGGTGGGCTAAACAATGCGAGAATGTGCGAAACAAATCATTTAAGCCATTACCCTCGGATGAAATATTTGAGGATGCATATGAACGCCTGCGAGAATGGGCTAAGTCAAAGAACGATAATAAGTGTTGGGTGTGGGCTAGAGGTAATCTAGACCAACTTGTTATGGATGATATTGAAGAACAATTAGGTATCGAACCAGTATTTAAATATGAACGCTGGCGCGATGTACGTACCGCAGTAGATTTTCTATATGGCACAACCAATGGTTATGTCAAAGTAAATGTACCACCGTGGGTAGAATCATTTGACCCTGCGCTTCATATTACAAAGCATAATCCAATTGATGATTGTGTATTTGATGCAATGATGCTTATGTACGGAGATAAAAATGGATGATATAGTATACCGGCTGAGAAAACGTTCCGAGATACGCCGCCAGATAAAAGACAGAAAATCTGTACAAGAAGGTAAACCAGATAGAATAGCCGATATACTAGAAGAAGCCGCAGATGAAATTGTACGCCTGCGAGAGTTTGAAACCATGTATAAAAACCTATGGGAAGATGATTTAAAATGAACGAACGAATTAAAGAACTAGCAGAACATGCAAATTATTTGGCAACAGAGAAAGAATTTCCATATGATGAAGATTGGTTTTATCTGTATAACAAAAAATTCGCTGAACTATTAATCCAAGACTGCTGCAAAGCAATAGAAAATTGGAAAAAAGAACCATTCCCATTTGATGAAGATTTAGCAGTAGAATTAATACACCAAAACTTTGGGCTAGAACTACCACCAAAGAATATCAAAGTAATTAAGATATGACAATTAGAACCATTATCCATTGCGATAAGTGTAATTCAGATAATGTATTACATGAGATTAAACGCCAGCCCATACAAGAAGAACATAAAACTATGACAGAATTCATAGAGGACAGTAAGAAACCATCATATACCAACGCAGTATACTATTATACCCATTACCTCCTATTATGTAAAGACTGTGGGCATAAAGTAGAGTACCACACATAAATATTTCATGTTCAAGACAATTATAATACTTTGTATATTAGCACAACAATGTGTTATAGTTGAACATGAAGAAGAAAGCAATAAGCTATACCAGATAGAAGAAGAATGCATTAATGCAGCAGAGAGTATAGCCATTCAATTAGATAAAAGCATCGAAAACAAGTTTCCACCATATATTATTAGATATACTTGTGAAGAAGTGGATGTTATCTAATAATACCATAATAACCGCATAATATGCTGCAAAACCAATAATCCACGATATTTCCTGTGGATAAACTGTGTATATATACAGTGCAATCCAACTAGTGATGGGAAATAGATTTTGCCTAGTGAAAAGAAATGCCCGAAGTGTGGGACAAACCATAATAAAAGAGGACCGTATTGCAGTAGGTCCTGTGGTAATGGACGTGCCTGGACCGATGAGGACAAAGAAAAGAAAAGACTGAAACTATTAGATTATCACCAGACGCCTGAGGGTACGGCAACAAGAAGTATATCGTCCGACTTTATGTCCAGAATAAACAAGGACCGAAGGGACGAAAGACTTGGTAATTATATACTACAAGATGAAGATTGGATGCTCGATATACCATTAGAACAAGAAGAACGAGAGGACAATTCATGGCTATAAAAACGTTGAAACATACCTGTGAGAACTGTGAGAGTGATTATAAGATAGTATATGATGATGAAGTGGTCGCTGACCAGCCTCAATTTTGTCCGATATGTGCTGAATACATATTGGATGAAAGCGAGGACGCAGATGAGTTGGACTTATAAAGGTGCAGAAGTACCAGACAGTATAACAGAATATTATGGTTTTGTCTATGTGATAACCAATGAGACTAACGGCCGAAAGTACATCGGCCGTAAGTATTTCACGAAG